TACCTCGACCGCACGCAACAGCACTACCACGCCGTGAAGCGTCACCCGTCGATCGTCGCATTCTCGCTCGCCCGCGAGTCGGCCAACGGCATCAACCTCTACGAGAGCTATTTGCGCCTGAAAGAGTTGGAACCCGACCGGCCGGTCATCTACACCGAATCGGGTGGCGAATGGAACAGCGACCGGCTCGACCTGTAATTTTTTTCGAAAGTTTTTTGGAGATTAAAAAATTATTCCTACCTTTGCATTCGCAATCGGATAACGATTGATGCCTCTTTAGCTCAGTTGGTAGAGCACGACACTCTTAATGTTGGGGTCCAGGGTTCGAGCCCCTGAGGGGGTACATCAAAAAAGACTAACAAGCTGTATAATAGCTTGTTAGTCTTTTTTATTTTGCATATTTGCACCACACTTGCACCATTTTATGTATTAGAGCATTCATCTTTTCCATTTATTAGCCGCATAATATCCCGAGAACGCCACTTGTTTACGCCTCCAATTCTTATGGACTTCAAGTATCCCTCATTATCCCATCTTTGTAAAGTGCGCGGCGTGGTTGCAAGAAGTTTAGCCGCTTCATTGGCATTGAGCATTCGATCTATATTCTTAGCATCAAGCATTACCTGAGTGTGGAAACGAAGCAAATCCTTACCCGAAACCACATATATTCCTCTCCCTTCTTTAAGAGCTTTTAATAAAATATCATCCATACTTGAATTAAAATAACGGCAACCCCTGTTGCCATCCGTCGATATATTCTCAAATCTTTCTCTTTACTGCCCGCCACAAGACTGGCAAAGCACTTACTCGGACAGAAGAGATTAAAGTAGGCTGAGAATTTGAAGGATAAGATATTCCCAACCGTTTCTCAGTATCAGTAATCAATTTGGTAAGACTTGCGCGAGTAAAGTTTATGTAGATGATTGATTCATCGCGCGCCCCTCCTCTACGTTTTTCTTTTTGCTCTTTCATTGCAAATCCCGAATTAATTACTACCTTTGTTCTTGGGTGAGGGGTGATCTTTCGGGATCGCCTCTTCTTATTATATCAAACAGTTCGCCTGTTCTACTTTCCGGAATATTACATCCATCCCATCCTCTCGTTCGTACCAACGGCAGCTGCCTGTCATCTCGTTGTAAGAGCAATTGCCAAAACGAGCACAATCCCTACATGCACATCCCTCTTTATTTCGATCATACCCTACAACCTCTACGGTCTCGCCTTCATACTCGAACCGCTCGCCGACCGGACGGGTGTAACGTTTTTCATCTCTGGGTTTCATGGCTTCCCTACCTTTCGAGTTTCACCACCTCGTCCATTCCGACGATACCCCGCCGGCGCAGACGCTTGATGAAGTTCTTTATGTTCAATGCCTGCTCATAGTAACAGTCCTTTTCGACCTTGACACGCGATTTGCGGTCGCTCTCGACCTTCATGTTCTCAGGATTCAGCCACGAATCGGCCGACACCTCCACTTCCGCTCTCGACGCTGTCCGCGTAACCGTATTGAATTTATAGAGGGTATGACCGGGCACCCGAACCAGTTGCCCGATCAGTTTGTATTCGTTCTGCTTTCGTTCGACGGCCTCGATCTGCGCTTTGGCGATCTTATCGTTCGTCACGCCGTCATATAGGGTCAAGATGTCCATCGTTCTATTTGTTTTCGTAGATCGGCCGCCAACCCAAAACATGCAGATTCTCGAACGTTCTGTCGAGGTCTACGCTCCAGCCTGTCGGGAATTCGTTGACCGCATACCATGCACCCGTTACGAGCGTTGCGCCATTGGGTAACACAACCTTTGCAATGACACGCATCTCATCCGTCGGCGGCTTGTTGGGATCATTCCAGCGGGTCAATTCTTCCCGTTCGGATTGTGCACCGGCAAGATATGCCTGTATCAAATCCTCGCAGTAAATATCCTGTTCGTCACTTGTGTCCATGCACAGCGACACTCCATTCCGTGCATACTCCCGGGCTTTCTCAATCGTTTTCATATCTCGTTTAGTTTTTGGATAAATGATCTCAAATCTTCACACAGTACAGGGTGGCAATCCCTGCCGATCCCGCCACAACCGTCCTTGTATTCGCAGGAGGACTTGAATGCCTCTACCGCTTTTTGCCGCATCAGCTGCTCGGTATCCTGCTCGGCGAGTTCGGCCGCACGGGTCATTGCAGCCCGGAGCTGCCATTTGGCGTGGTCTGTCATCTCCACCGTGAGATGATCCATACACCCGTCGATAAATTCTTTTGCTTCTTTGCTTTTCATCATTCACCTCCTTTCAGCAGTTCGGGGTTATCGTGGATGTTGCCGATAACTTCTAAAATATCTAAGTTACTTATCGACCCCCACGGGGATTCTTCATCTTCGGCAATGCAAAATTCCCCATAGCTGAACATGATTAAGAAAGGCAATCCTACCAATAAGTTATCATACTCTTCATCTCGGCTTTCCGCCATCACTATATCCCCCTCCCATATATCACTGCCGTTCTTGTCTTTCAATTCGGTGTACTGCCCGATGGTAGCGGGATCAACTTCTACCGCAACAACGACGATGCGGCCGTCATCGTTATCCTCAATTGTGCTCTCACTCGTTGCGTGGTAAATGAAGTTCCGACCTTGATTTTCGAGCAGGTCTCCGCTCTCCCATTTCCCATTGTCGAGGCGCTTGCCTCTGAATTTAATTTCTCTCATATTCACATTTGGTTTTACCGGTTATCACCGTTCCCGTCGATCACACCGCGTTCTTATCGGTGATTTCACCCACTTCTGTCATCAGTCCGAACAACATGTAGGTGTCATGCTTGCAACGCTCCATGCAGGTTGTCATCGCCTGCTCTTGATACTCATTCAATGATATCCTCGCTATTTTGTCCTATTGAAAATTTCAAACAACCGATTATAAATCTCTGCAAAGCGTTTTCGCTGTTCTGTATCGGTCAATGTATTTGTGAACTTATGGGCGACAATCCGTTTCCTCTCATCCCATATTATTCGGGCCTTATCGACGCCGGGGACAAAAAAGATATTCGGATATTTGCGCCATTGGATCAATGTGCCAGATTCAACCATCGTGAGTATCTCTGCCGGAAGCGTCTCTTTCGTCGCTTCGACAGAAAATATTTTCCCTCGTTCTCGTTCGATTGCATTCTTCGTTTTTTCGATTTCTGCCTGTAAACGTCGGAGTGAATCATTCTGTCGATCCCATTTATCGAGTGTTGACCGACCGTTGCGCTTATCATTCAATGGTTGACCGTTAGATTGTTTAACACAATTGAAATGGTTTAGCAATCTGTTATCGAAGAGCTGCTGTTTCTTTTTCAGCGATTCTTCGAGGATTTCAAGGCGTTTTGTCGATTTCATTGCATCCATCATATCTGTAATTATTTCGAGATTTTGCCAGAATCTCGCTATTTCACCAATTCGAACTCGTAGACCACGACCCACGGATTGCGTTTCCATGTTCCCCGTCCGGACACCTTGTCGATCAGCGTGGCGAAGGCTTCGCGGGGAGTAGGGAATAATTTCCAAGTTCTGCCGTCCTCGGTATCTACATACGATTCTTTGCTCCAATCCTTGCATTTTATGCCGGGAACATAATACCCAATTATCCCGCCTACTACTCCCTCTTTCATGCACTCCGCGTCCGAAATATCCTGCAACCGCTCGCACTTGATTCCAGTTATGCGGATTTGGTAGGGCATCAGTTCTGCTTTCGTGAACATCTTATTTGTCCAACCTGCTATACGTTGTTCCTCAAAGAGGCGCAATATGGTGGCGTCTGGTTCGAAGCCACCGGCACACACGTCTCTATAACTCTGCGCGACGGCCACGACCTCGCCGACCTTGTAGCGGGGTGCTTCCCTCTCGTAAAATTCTTTTTCGCTTTCATGGACATATACGCCGCCCACGCTCGGAGCATCAGAAACAAACTCCATCCATTGCTCTGTAAGGGCCCACGGAACCAGCCGCCTCGTCATGGTCTTTCGCCCCTCGATGACCGCCTGCGTCAAGCCGTAGCGGTCGTTGAACATAATCTTTTTCATCCTTTATAGTTTTTGAATTCCACACTCTTGAAAATCGCCCGATGATTGCATCAGCGGGCCAACCGTTTTTGAGGACACGTTTTCATATGAATTCAAATTGTAGTTGTTTATTGCGATAACCTACACCCATACAAGCCAAGCCGATTTCGTTATTCGAGAATGTCGTTATCGGGTTTACGGTGCAAGGAAGCGACTGAAATCTACACCAGTCACCGTCGCAATGTTCACAATTAAAGCAAAGTTCCTCGGGAGTACTCCACCAGGCAATGCTTTCAAAACGACCGTGATCTCGGCTCAACTGTTTCCATGTTTCCCAGCGCAAACGGCGCATTTTATCGGACATATCTCCTTTATGCTCACCGAATAATTCACTCCATCTGATTCCCAATGTTACCGTTTTCATAATTTATCGTATTCATTTATCGTTTCGAAAATCCGCAGCGCCACCTGCGGGACTATGGCGTTGCCGTAGGCTTTGATCGACTCGCGGCACCATGCCGGAAAGGTAATTCCGTCCAGTCCGGCGGAAAGCCCATCATCTGGGCCACATATCGGGGATTCAGTCGGGAACCCTTCCCAGTTCGAGACGGATGCGAAATCATGACGTCGTGGACGACTCCGCTCTTCCGCTTGGCTTGACTGGGTGGAAGACTGGAATTTATAGCATCGTTGACCGTCGGCGTTGACAACAGCCCCATCCGCGCTGCAAGCGCGAGCGTCGGCCGAGCAGTCGCACCCTTCGACAAGCTCCTGTTCACACGCCCGCTCCCGCAATCCGACGCGACCGGTGTCGGCAGTAGAGCCGGCGGCAATGGCTCCGAACCGCTCTTGCCATGAACTTTCAGCCCTTGCGTCACCACGGTGGGCAACAAACCATGTTCTGTATCGCAGATGGGGAGCACCGACGCCCGCAGCTGGTATAAGGTACGCTTGCACCTCGTATCCTGCCGCTTCCAAATCAGCGCACACCTGCTCGAAAACCATTCCCTGCGACCAATTAACGATTCCGAGAACGTTCTCGCCCACGACCCAGCGCGGTCGAACAGTCCGAACAACTCCGAGCATTGCGGGCCAGAGGTAGCGGTCGTCGGCCGTACCCTTGCGTTTGCCCGCGAGGCTGAACGGCTGGCACGGGAAACCGCCGGTGAGCACGTCGATGCAGTCGCGCCAAACGGTAAAGTCTGTTGTTCGTATGTCTTCATATTGTTCCGATTCGGGAAAATGATACTTCAATACGCGCCGGCAGAACGGGTCGATCTCGCAGTTGAAGACGTTCGTCCAGCCCGCCCACGCCGCCGCCAGGTCGAAGCCGCCGATGCCGCTGAATAGAGAACCGTGCGTCATTAGTACTCCACCGCTGCCCTGCGATCGATGAAGAAATGAATACCCGGTGCGCATTCGCTCCACCTGTTATCGTCGAAATCCGGAACTTCGACTGTGGCACCGACGGTGTAGACGAAGTTTTTGTCATGGTCGGAACGAACGGTATCCTCAGTTGCCTTGGTGCCGTCCATGTTCTGAATCTCCATGACGTATGCTTTATCACAACGGCATTTGTGTCCCGTTGCCGAACTGCGCCGCGCATCTTCCGGAATTCGTAATTTTACGATATGCCCAGAGGCTTTTTTCCAACCGATGAAACTACCCTCGGTCGGGCATGATAGATAACATCCTTTGGCATCGCGCAGGTTGGCATCGCGCAGGTTGGCACCGCGCAGGTCGGCACCGCGCAGGTCGGCATCGCGCAGG